TAGAACCAGCGCCTTGTGTTTCTACACGAGAAACAATTTTAACATTCAGTGTACCACCAGTTCCAGCTGAAGTTGTTGTAATGCCTGTAATAATTCCTTTTAGATAACCAGTAAATGAAGAAGTTGTTCCAGCCCCCGGTATAGCTACCGCAGATAATGCCGCAGTGACTCCATATCCAATTGTTGCTCCTGCTACTGCAGGGTCAGTGCTACCCAAAGTAATCGTCTGATCTGCAAAATCATCAATCTGACAAACCTTTAATCCATTTCCCCAAGTTCCGGGATCTTTGGAAGCATATGTGAATGCGGTACTTTCAGTATAGTTATTTAAATAATCATCATAATTCTTAATTTTCAAAGTTGTTGTAGAAGCAATACCAACTCCTGCATTTGCGTTCTTAAGATCGTCATCGTCTGTACGACAAACTTTCAGAACTCCTCCATATGATAGGTAAGATGAAGCACTCATCCAATACTCATACTGAGCATCAGTTGAAATGGGCTTACCAAATACATTGATAAGTCCTTGCTCTGTCGTAATATTAATAGGATCATCGATTGGTCCAATTTCAAAAGGACCGGCCATTGCGCCGATGTTATCCAATACATTATCAGCTCTCCCTACAGTTAGGTCAACCTCCCGTACTAGTACGCCGGGAGACAATTGAGGAGTCGCCATGAATTTTTCTCCGTAATTCTCAGTTATCTAAAAAATATTTATTAAAATATGCATTTACATATACTCCCACATATATGACCTATCTCCATATTCATCAGTAAACCACCTATCACCATCCCTATCTACAAAACTATTATCATCCATACCATCACTAATAAATCCAAATGGTGCCATATCTTGCTCTATTTGGTCTCTTTGGTCCTCATATAATCTTTTTCTAACATCCTGGTCAGTAAGTTCTTTAAAGTAATCTTGTGCTACTAACCATGCATATATGACCAAACACATTGCAAGGTCATCATTACAACCATCTTCTGCTTCAAAGGAATTGTTCTTTTGAATGAATGTAGTTAATTCACTCATAATCTCATAATCATTGAATATAAGTTTATCACTTTCAATTATTGTCTTTAAGTTAAGAGAACCAACCTTCTTAACTGTCTTGGACATCTTAACTCCAAGTTGAGTCTTCTTACCAGAAAATCCTTGCCCTACTACCTGCCCTGCACGCCCCCTCATAGACGCCATAAGCAGATTTGAATACTCCATATCATAATTCAAAATTGATGCTACTTGATCGCCTACATCATTAACCTCACAGAGTATAAATGATTCATTATAACTCCTTGCTACTTCATATATGACATTTGGAAATAGCATAGGTTTGATTTCATTGTTCCTATATTTGGCAACAACTCTATGTGGGAAAGTGGTAATATCTATAACAACAAAAGCAGAATAATCTTTTACAACTCCTCTTGCTACGTCAACAGTCATAAGATAATCATGCTTTGGTTGGGGGTCTTCATATACATCTAACCCAGCATTTCTTGTTTTGGGATTTTCATAAACAAGAGTTCTTAATTTACTGGGTGCAATTAGAGTATCAACAGACCCTAAAAATTCACATTCAAATTCAACTTTAAACTGTTGCTCAGAAGTGTTAGCAATTGTCTGCTCTTTCCATTTATCATCTCTACCTGGAACTTCTGACCAATGAACATCTGTGGGGATATACTCATTCTTTCCTCTTTCAGCATCGTGCCAAAGACGATAAAAATGATTCATTCCATGTGGCGTTGAGACGATGATGACTTTTGTGCTTTTACCAGAAGTAATAGTAGGATAAACGGAACTAAAGAATGAGTCTGCAATATGGTTTGGAACGAACGCAAATTCATCGAGGAAGAGGATGTTAAACGACATACCTCGGACAGCACTCGCAGATGTAGAAGCTGCCAATATCTTACTGCCATTTTCTAACTCCAATGAACCTCTATTCCATGATAACACACCTTGCTGCATCCACTTGGGAACATTTTCATAAGCAGTTTGTAAACGACCTAAAAGTTCTCTAGCAGTAGCAGCTTTGTTAGCAAGGATACCTATATTTACACTATCATTAAAGAGTAAGAAATGCAAAAGATAAGATATAACAGTTGTAGATTTACCCGTCTGTCTGGGCATCTTACAAATATTAAATCTATTTTCATGAAAATTAGTTATTAATCCTTCTTGAAAATCATATGGTTCAAACGGCATCAAACCGTGGTCTAGAGTAACAATCTTTACATGCTCTTTTGCAAAATAAACAGGGTCATGTCTACAAGCCATAAACTCAAGAATCTGGTCCTGAGTAAATTCTTGTGCAACATTTGCTTTTTTTAAATTTGGATTACCAAGATAAATTTCATCAGACATAATAATCTCCTACATCATTTCTCCAAATATATGCTTACTTGAATTATTTAACATAGATTTATCATGCTCTATAGTTTGTCTCGTCATATCTAGTATTTTTTGTAAATTCTCTACTTTCTTCTCTAACTCTTTAGTTTTACTGTCTTCCTCCCGTTTGGAGGAGTGGTTGTCCTGGTTCATAGTCCGAAATCTGAAAATAGGAGAGTTTAGCACCAGGGTATACTTTCTCCACCTGGGACTGAACTTCCGTTCTACTTGGCCTTTTGGCCTGTGGGAAAAACATTTTTATTCCGTATTGTTTTCCTCTCCATGTAGCTACAACCGCAACAATATTTCCTTGCTGAGAAGGAAGTCTAACTGATTCAGATACTCTTATATCTTTAAGGGAAGGTGGAGTTATAACATCGATAACTTCCAGAAAAGGGTTACCCCTAGCATCCTCAATTGTTACGCTCGCCATAGATAATAAAAATGTTTACAATACTATTTATCTTTTCAGAACCTTATCGCCCACATTTACGCTATTTTCTACAAACCATCCTCTATTAACTTCTAAGGCATATAATACTTCTCCATCAGAAGAAACTGGAAGAAGAGTAAATGGATCTAGTTCTTTAATACTCTCAATTGTTCCATCTTCTTTAATAAAAGCAATATCCAAAGGTATCTTAGTATCTTTCATATGAAATGACTTTTGACCTGCTTCTGCAAATATAAAAAGCATTCCAGTATCTTCTTCTAAACTCTCTCTAAACATCAACCCCAAGTTAAAATCAGTTTGGGATTGTGGGATTTCAATATTAAGTGGAATGGTTAGAAAAGATTGCTCTGCTTCATAATTGGTAGGTGCAGATTCTTTTAGAAAGTTTTTAAAAGGTTTCATATTAGAATACTCCCATACCAAGTCCTAAGGTAACGCCAGGTACGCTATTCCAACTACTTCCATCATAAAATTCTATTTTTGAAGTGCTAGTATTGAAAATCATTGCACCTTGAGTTACTGTAAGAGCATCCCTCTGTGTAGTATTTAGGACAGGAGGGTAAAATGCACCAGTTGTTCCAGAAGTTATGATCTCTGGTGCCATAATCTTGCCGGTGGTGGCATTTAAAGTAATACCTGTACCAACATTTACTATATTAGAACTTCCATCTAAAGTAATAGATGATCTACCAACAGTTAAAATTCCGATAACTCTTGCATCACCATCTACTATCATAGCAGTAGAACCAGTTCCAATATGAACAGTTCCAACCCCACTAGCAGCAGATGCTAAAGTAGCAATTCCACTAATATTGAGGTTTCTACCACTTACCTCATCATATACAATATCACCAGTAACATTCCAGTTACCAGTTACATATCCATCACCTTCTACATATAATGCATAATCAGATCGTGCTGTTGTTGCAATACCTACATTTCTGGTAGTATGAACACCAACACTATCAGATGCCCAAGTTCCACCAGCTCCTACTGTTCCAACATCCCATTTACTAGTAGATGCATTCCATACTAAAGTGTCATTATTTGCCAATCCATCAATATTAACATCATCAAGATCTTTAATAAATCCAGCACCACCGCCACCAATTGTATATAACTGTTGCTCAACCCTATTAACAAATAAACGATAATTTGCTGCTAAATCCTTTAATGTAGCAAATTTTTGATCTGTTGGTGTAAGAGGATCATTACCTTGCTTTTCT